AGGTATTGATACTGGTGGATTAGTATTTAAGTGTTCAAAGGATAATTTCTTCTCAGATCATCCATATCCTCGTGCAGTCTCTAAGACAAGTTTCCCAAATTCAGATCCTATCGCTGGTATAATAACTGGTATAGGTGCAACTACAAATAACACCATAACATTTAATGTTGGTCAAGGTGGTGGCGGTGGTACAGGTGCAGTTGTTACAGCGACAGTTGGTGCTGGTGGAACATTAGCATTTAATATCGTCTCTGCTGGAACAAGTTATGTAAATCCTGAAATAATAATTCCACAACCTAATTATGATAATTTACCAGTAATTGGTATATCAAGACAAGGAATTGGTGCAACAACTGATACAGGTTCAAACTTATTAGTTGATGTAAAAGTTAGTGCAGCAAAAACAACTGTAGGTATCGGTTCAACAACATTTGAAATATCAGAGTTCTCCATCGCAAGACCTGGTCATTCATTTAAAGTTGGTGATAAGTTCAAACCTGTTGGATTAGTTACTGCTGCTCATCTATCAGCACCTATTCAAGAGTTTGAACTAGAGGTAACTCAAATATTCAGTGACAAGTTTTCTGCTTGGCAATTTGGTGAGTTGGACTTTATTGATACTATTAAGAACTTACAAGATGGTGCAAGAAAGAGATTCCCATTATTCTTTAATGGTCAGTTGTTAAGTTTTGAGAAAGATCTCACAAACTCACGTTCTCAGTTGATAGACTTAAATTCAATTCTACTAATATTTGTAAATGGTGTGCTACAGAAACCTGGTGAATCATATCAATTTGAAGGTGGCACTACATTTGAATTTGAAGAGGCACCAAGAGCAGAAGCAAAGGTAGATATTTTCTTCTACAAAGGTCAAGAGGGAGTAGACGTTGATGTGGCAGATATTCAGCAAACAGTAAAAATCGGTGATGAATTAAGAGTATTCAAACATCCTGTAGGACTTACAACTTCACAACAGGATGAGAGAACAATAAATGCTCTATTAGGTGCAAAACTTGTTGAAACTGATATTTACACTGGTCGTGGTATTGATGAAAATAATAACAAACCAATTAGATGGACTAAACAAAAAGTTGATATTGTATTAAATGGTAAGAAGATTGATAAGTCAAGAGAGATTCTTGAACCTCAAGTTTATCCAACTTCAAAAATTATAGGAGATTTCACTGAAACATCAGGAGTAGGCAATCTTAATGGTGTATTTGTTGATGATGCGGAGGTGTTCTTCTACGAAAAAGGAGATCATCTAAGTTCAAGTAATCCAGATGAATCTGATGGTGATTATAATTTAGCATTTAATTCTGTTGATGCATTAGTTACATCTGGTGCGATTCCAACTGGTGCTTCTATGACTGCAAATGTATCTGGTTCTGGAACAATAACTTCATTGACAATAACTGATGCTGGTTCAGGTTACACTGGAACTGCATCAATTACAATAGGTTCTCCTGTTGGTGTTGGAACAACAGCGACTGCAACAGCAACTATATCTAATGGTTCGATAACAGGCACAACTATTACTAATCCAGGATTAGGGTACTCAGCACTAACACCTCCTCAAGTGCTAGTTGAGTTGCCAACATTTAAAACTGAGAAAGTAACATCAATTGATAATGTAGAGGGATTTACTGGTATTATCACAGGTATTACAACAACCACAGGAACTAGTGGACATCCATTAGCACTTAAGTTCTTCTTCAGAGCTGACAAAGCAGCAAATAGTCTACTTGTAAACTATCCAGTGTTTATCAAAGATACTTCAGTTGGAAATGGAGTAACTTCAGTCGATAGTCAGGATTCATCAGTTGTTGGTATTGGAACTACATTCGTAGATAACATCTATAAGGTACATAATGTATCTTCTCTTGGCGAAAACGGAGAAATAACTTGTAATGTTCATACAAACAGCACCTCCTCAATATTAGGTATTGCACAGACTGGTAATTTTGATGGTTCAAATCCTGGTATTAGCACAGAATTGGGTAAAATTTCTTGGGGTAGATTATACAATGCAACTCGTGATGACTCTCCAATCTCTATAGGAGTCACTGGTCTTACAGTCAATACTGGTTTGACTACCTTCCCAACTATTCAAAGAAAGAACTATACTGCAGGGTCACTAAGGGGTCTAAGATCATCAGGTGCTATCAGGGTCTTCGGAATTTGATTACATTACCTCTATAAATAAAAAGAAAAAGTTAATTAACAATGTCAGCGATAATTACTGATCAATTTAGAATTCTGAATGCTAACAACTTTGTTGAGTCAGTAGAAAACACAAATAATTCATATTACGTTTTTATTGGATTACCAAACCCAGCTGGAACAGGGTCACTTGTTGGTTATGGAAGATCTTCTGATTGGAACTCATCTACACCTGCACCGACTGATAGTTTTTCCTATCGTTCACACACAGGTGATACAATGATGTTTGGAAAGAAAATATCATCTGCGAATATTAGAAGAATTATAAGAAGAGTAGACTGGGTTGCTGGTAGTAGATATGAAATTTATAGAGATGATTATAGTGTCGAAAATCCAAGTCCATTAACACAAGCAAATAGATTGTATGATGCAAACTACTACGTACTTAATTCCGACTTTAAAGTTTACGTTTGTATTGATAATGGATCAACGGGAGCTAACCCTCTTGGAAATGTCTCACAAGATGAACCTACATTCACAGACTTGGAACCATCAAAAGCAGGAAACAGCGGTGACGGATATCTTTGGAAGTATCTTTTCACTGTTTCACCTAGTGATATTATTAAATTTGACTCAACTGAATTTATTACTGTCCCAAATAGTTGGGGGTCAAGTCAAGACTCACAAATAAGATCAGTTCGTGAGAACGGTGACTCATCTGTAAACTTAAATCAAATTAAACATGTTTATATTGAAAAAGCAGGTAGTGGATATGCAAATGGATTAAGTCAGGAAGTAGATATTATTGGGGATGGTGTAGGAGCAAAAGCAAGAGTTGATGTTGTAAATGGCACTATTACAGACGTTACTGTGAGTGCTGGAGGAGCAGGATATAGTTATGGTATAGTTGATTTAGGAACATTAAGTAGTGGTGTAAGTGCTGCATCTGATCGGGCAAAACTTATTCCAATAATTCCACCTGGTTTAGGTCACGGTTCAGATGTATATACTGAACTTGGAACTGATAGAGTCATTGTTTATGCTAGATTTGATGATTCAACAAAAGATTTTCCTATCGATACTAAGTTTTCTCAAGTAGGAGTTGTGAAGAATCCTACTAAAGTAGGAACATCAGTAACATATACTGACAATACTTATTCATCATTACAAGCAGTTAAGTTTGATACAGTCACTGGTGTACCACAGGTTGGTGAAGAGATTAAACAAGTATTAACCATTGCTCCAAATACAGGAAAGGTTTCAACTGCTTATATTGCATCATATGACTCTGAAACTAAAGTTTTAAAATATTTTAGAGATCGCTCTCTAAACTTTAATAGAACCGCCTATGATCATACTGATTATGCTGGTATTTCAACTGCTGGTCGAATATATCAATTTGAATCTCAAGTTGGTGCAAATAATATTGAAGGTAAAACTTCATTCTTTGCAGGTGCTATTTCTCGTGAGTTTTCTGGTATAACAACAAACCCTACTGGCAATAAATTAATTAACTTGGGAGTAAACTTTATTTCAGGACTGTCTAATTCTGAGATAAATAAAGGGTCAGGAGAAATAGTTTACTTAGATAATAGACCTTTGATAGTTAGAAACTCTCGTCAAAAAGAAGACATTAAAATCATACTCGAATTCTAAAAATGCCACAAAAGACTAATTTAAATATATCGCCTTATTATGATGATTTCGATAAGGCAGATAATTTTTACAAAATACTATTCAAACCTGGTTATCCAGTACAGGCTAGAGAATTAACTGGTCTCCAGTCACTTCTACAAAATCAGGTTGAGTCTTTTGGTAAGCATATATTTAAAGAGGGTTCGATGGTCATACCTGGTGGTATTGAGTATGACCCAACATATTTTTCTGCAAAAATAAATGAGACTCATCTTGGCATTGATGTATCAATTTATTTGAATAATTTAATTTCTGCAAACGAGGGTAAAGGAACAAGAGTAAGAGGACAAACATCTGGTATAGTAGCAACGATAAAGAATTTTATTTTACCACCAGCAGAAGGAGTAGATGATATAACAATCTTTATTAAATATCAACAATCAGGAACAAGTGGTGAAAGCACAGCATTTCCAAACGGTGAAGTATTAATATTAGAAGAACCATTAACATATGGTAATACAACTCTTACAATCGGTGAAACAGTTTTAACACTTACATCTGAAGATGCAACTGCTACTGGTTCTGCTTTTGGTGTTAATAAAGGTGTATATTTCTTACGTGGTACTTTTGTAGACGTTCCTACTTCATTAATAGTTCTAGAACCATATAATAATCAACCATCTTATAGAGTTGGATTTGAAATATCTGAGCAAATCATAAACTCAAACGATGATTCTTCATTGTATGATAATGCAAAGGGATTCACAAACTTTGCAGCACCAGGTGCAGATCGTTTTAAAATATCAGTACAACTTTCTAAAAAGGCATTAACTGATTATGAAGATACTAATTTTGTAGAATTATTCAGAACAAGTGAAGGTCAGACTAAAAAATTACAAGATTCTACAGTATATTCAGAACTAAAAAAATATTTTGCAAAGAGAACATTTGATGAATCAGGAAGTTATGCGGTAGAGCCATTTCGTGTAAATCTTCAGGATTCATTCAATGATGAGATAGGTTCAGGTGGATTATATACAGAAAATCAATTAACTGATAAGGGAAATAAACCTGAAGATGATTTAATGTGTGTTAAGTTGTCACCAGGTAAGGCATATGTAAGAGGTTTTGATGTATCATTACCAAAC